TAAATTTGGATGAATTGAACGAAAAACAATTAAAGTGTATAAACTTAATGATTACATCAAATAAAACACAAAAAACAATAGCAAAAGAAATTGAAGTATCTGAAAAAACAATTTGTGAATGGAAAAAGAAGAAAGAATTTAAAGACGAACTACAAAAACAGATTCAAAACAATTTTAGCTTACTTGCTATAGACGCACAAAAAGAACTTAAAAAATTATTAAAATCAAAAAATGAATATATAAGAATCCAGGCAGTCAAAGATGTGTTAGATAGAGCAGGATATAAACCAGCAGAAAGAATTAAGAATGAATTAGATCCATCTGAAAAGTTTGCAGATATTTGTAAGCAGTTAGGTGGTAAAGGATTAAGTGAGTAATCAATTTGTTTTATCCCATAAATATATCGACTTTTGCAATACTATAGAAAATGTAGATGTTGATATATTAGAAGGAACTACAGCAAGTGGAAAAACAACAGTTGCTGCAGGCGTAAAATTTATGAGGATGGTTTCTGCTTCTGAAAAAAAGCAACATATAATTGCTAGTAGATCTATAGGAACTGCCGAAAAAAATATTATAACACAAGATAATGGAATATTAGACATACATCACAATGCTCAATATTTTGGAAATGGAGATAAAGATAACAAATTTCCACATATTAAATTTGAAAATAAAATTATATATATATTAGGTTATGCAAGTAAAGATAAATGGGAAAATGCTTTAGGTGGACAATATGGATGTATATATGTAGATGAAGCAAATACAGCAGATATGAATTTTATAAGAGAGATACTTACAAGAAATGATTATTTATGTATGACATTAAATCCAGATGATCCAAATTTAGAAATATATAATGAAGTTATAAATAGAGCCAGACCATATAAAAAATATGCTAATGATGTACCTGCAGAAATAATGAAAGATTTAAATAAAGTAACTCCTACAAAAAATTGGAGATACTGGTTTTTTACTTTTAGAGATAATGCAAGCTTAACAGAAGAGGAAATTCAAAAGAAAATTAATATGGCTCCAGTAGGAACTAAATTATATAAAAACAAGATTCAAGGTTTAAGAGGAAAAGCAACAGGCTTATGCTTTGATGTGAAACCAGAAAATATAATTACAGTAGAACAAGCAAAGAAAATGAAATTTAAAATATTTTCTGTTGGTTGTGATACATCTTATTCAAAAGAAACACATGATAAAGTTACATTAGAAGGAATTGGAATAACTACTGATAATAAATGTGTATTATTAAAAGAAAAAACTTTTAATAATAAAGATAGAAATATTCCTTTTGCTCCAAGTGATGTAGTTCAATGGATTGTAGAATTTATGGAGGAGTTCAAAAATGAATGGGGATTTGCAAGAAAATGTTTTATTGATAGTGCTGACCAAGGAACAATAATGGAAGCACAAAAAGCTAAGAGACAAAACAGATTAATATATAATTTTGAAAATGCGTGGAAAAAAACAAAAATAATCACTAGAGTGCAACTAGAAGAAAGTTGGTTGCATACTGGTGATTTTTTAATTGTAGGCACTTGCAAAGACTACATAGATGAATGTAATAGATATTCTTTTGATGAGGATAATCAGCCAGAAGATGGAAATGACCACTCAATAAATGGTTGTCAATATGCCTGGTTACCATACAAAAAGAAAATCGGTAATTGGGAAGCAATAAAGAAATTAATTAAAGATGATGTGGAGGAATGAAAAATGGGATTAGATAGAGTATTTAGTACACCAACAATAGAGGTGGATCAAGACAAGTATGATGAATTAATAAAAATTAAAACATTATATGAAGAAAAGAAGGAAGAAAATAATAGAGAAAATGAAACTATGGATTTTGGACAAGCAATAAAATTATTAAAAGATGGCAAAAAAGTTGCAAGACAAGGTTGGAACGGTAAGAATCAATATATTGAATTAGCAACTAATATTAGTTATAAAACTGCAGAAGATAAAATAATAAATGCAGAGCATGATGCAATAGGAAATAAAGCAATAGCATTTGTAGGAACATCAGGAGTTCAGTTAGGTTGGTTAGCTTCACAAGCAGATATGTTAGCAGAGGATTGGATTATAAAAGAATAGGAGTGCTTAATACATGGGTAAGTTTAATGACAAATTAAAAGATGTAGTTAGAAACTGGTTAAATATAATACCAGCTCCAGAAGATAGCGTTACAATACAAGAAGTAAATACATTTGAAGGAAATTGTTTTAGAAACTTATTATGGTATAGAGGAGATCCATCAGAATTGCATCAATATTATACACAAACTGATGACATGATGGGAAATGCGAAATTTTGGGCATCAGATACAACAAATGACTTAAAAATGAGAAAAATACATACAGGCTTACCAGCAATGATAGTAGATATGCTAGCGGATATTATTATAGATAGTTTTAATAAAATAACTGTTGAAAATAATAATATTGCTCAAAAAGATTGGGAAGAAATAGCAAAAGAAAACGAGTTTAAAGATATTTTAAAACAATCTATAATAGATGTATTTGTTGAATGTGATGGAGCATTTAAGATTAGTTATGATACAGAAATAAGTAAATATCCAATAATAGAATTTTATTCTGGACGAAATGTAGAATTTGAAAGAACAAGAGGAAAAATAACAACAGTTATATTCATAAATGTATATCATAAATCCGATGCTACATATACACTTAAAGAAAGATATTCTAAACATGGTATAAAATATGAATTATATAAAAATGAACATTTAATGAATGATTATAGAGCAATACCAGAAACAGCAGATTTAAAAGAGCCAAATATTAATTTTATGATGGCCATACCTATGATGTTTAATAAATCTAAAAAATATAAAGGTAGAGGACAATCTATACTAGAAAAGAAATTAGATGCTTTTGATAGTTTTGATGAAGTGTGGTCACAATGGGTAGATGCTATTAGAGATAATAGAACAATAACATATATTCCAGAAGATTTAATTCCTACTGATAAAAATGGAAATTGTTTAGAGCCAAACACATTTGATAGAAGATATGCAAAAATAGGCAGTTCTTCAAGTGAAACACAAAGCGACAAAATTACAAGAGAAAATAGCGAATTTGATTATGAAGGTATGTTACAATCTTATATTACAGCATTAGATTTATGTTTACAAGGCTTAATAAGTCCTAGTACATTAGGAATTGATGTAAAGAAATTAGATAATGCAGATGCTCAAAGAGAAAAGGAAAAGGCAACTCAATATACTAGAGGCAAAGTAATTGATGTATTAGAAAAAGTTATACCTAAATTAGTAATAATTTGCTTGAAATGTTATGATTTAGCACGAGGAAAAACAGCAGGAGATTATGTAGCAACTGTAGATTTTAAAGAATATGCAAACCCAAGTTTTGAAGCAATAGTTGAAACAGTTTCAAAAGCTAGACCTGGTGAAACAATAATGAGCATAGAGAAATCAGTTGATACAATGTATGGCGATAGTATGACAGAAGAGGAAAAACAAGAAGAAGTGAAAAGATTAAAAAATGAAAAAGGAATAATAGAAAAAGAAGAACCGAACATTATGAACCCTATTGTAGAGTAGGTGAGTAAATGCAGCAGAATAATTATGATATCGAAAAAATATTTGAAGAAATAGAAAATGAATTAATATCATCTATGAAAAGGACCTTATGGAGCCATAAAAAAGATGAAGAAACAAAAGGTTTTAATTGGCCACAATGGCAAGCATTAAAGCTTAAACACTTAGAAGATTTTAGAAAAAATAACAAAGACATATTTAAAAAGTACAATAAAGATATTGATTACGCAACTAAAAAAGAAATGAAAAAGCAATTTAGAGAAGGGGCAAGTAGAACTAATAAAGGAGCCTTAAAAGCAGGAATAATAAAAAAAGAAGATTCACAATTAAGTGGATCTTTTTTTCGGGTTAAATGACAGAAAAATAAAGTCTTTAATGAAAAGTACAACAAATGATATAAATGATGTAAAATATGCAGCTTTAAGAATGGCAGATGACCAGTATAGACAAATTATTTATAAAGCAGAAGTATTTGCTAATACAGGAGCTAAAACAGTAAAGCAAGCTATTGATATGGCAACACATGATTTCTTAGCAAAAGGTTTCAATTGTATTGAATATTCAAATGGATCAAGACATAATATAGCAGATTATTGTGATATGGCCATTAGAACAGCAAATAAAAGAGCTAATTTAATGGGAGAAGGAGAAATGCGAAAAAAATTAGGTAATCCATTAGTTTATATTTCAAGACATAATGGAGCTTGCGACAAATGTTCTCCGTGGCAAGGAAGAGTTTATATTGATGATGTATATTCTGGAGGGACAGAAGAAGATGGAAAATATCCTCTTCTAAGCACAGCAATAGATGGAGGATTATTTCATCCAAGATGTCAACATGGTTCAAGTACATATTATCCAGATATAAACGATGAACCAGAAGAAGTAACAAAGGCATTTAATAATTCAGAACACGAGGATACTTATACACAAGCTTTACAAAGACAAAAAAGACAATATGAAAGATTAGCTTTAGGAAGTTTATTATCAGAAAATATAACAAATTATCAAAGTAAAGCCTTAGAATTGCAAAATCAAATAGAAGG